ACGTTAGACCAACCTCAATTAGAGGTAACGTCTTAGGTCTAGACCTATATGTAGATAAAAATATGGTATCTGGCGTTATTGATGAGTCAGCCTTTATTATCGTGCCAGAGGCAGTAACCGTTTATGAAAGCCCACAGGCTTATATGAGCGTAAACGTGGTATCAAATCTACAGGTACAAGTAGCTATCTATGGCTTTATGGCCACGCTAGTTAAAATGCCTGCCGGTATCCGTCGTTTTAACTTAACCTAATAAATAACTAATAGTCTGGCAGGGCCTTAGCCCTTTGGCTCTACCAGACCTACAAAGAAAGGTACAAATATGCCGGCTACTTACGTTACAGCTGCTACGTTAAAAGCATCTTTAGGCGTTGGCACTTTGTACGATTCTTACACTTGGATAGAGGACACCTGCCAAGCTGCCCAAGATTTAATTAACGGGTTTTTATGGTTTGACTCTGCACCGGTGGTGGGAACTGCATTAGTAAACAATGTAGCTACCGTGATGATAGCCAACCCCGGCCTGTTTACTACTGGGCAATCCGTTACCGTAACCGGGGCTGGCGCTACTTTTAACGGCACTTATACAATTACTGGCACAGTACCGTTTAGCGCGGGTACTACTAATTTATTGCCAGCGTTTAATTTTCAGCTTAACTATTACCAATACCCACAGGGTTACAGCTTTATACAATATGCAAAAACGGCAGCTGACCAAAACTTTAGGCGCGTAGTACCTAGCGGCACTATGACGGGTGATGATACAAAGACGGCTACCTACGCTAATACACCTGCTATAAACGCAGCTGCACTTATGTTAGCTGAGAATATCTGGACTAGCCGTTTTAGCACACAAAACGGCGGCGTAAGCGTAGACGGTTACAGCCCTAGCCCTTTTAAGATGAGTAATACTTTAATGGCATCTATACGCGGTTTACTAGCGCCCTATCTATCGCCTAACGCTATGGTGGGATAATGCCAGCCGCGATAACTACACTACGCAGCACAATAGCCGCTGCCTTAGCTAATAACTCTGTTTGGTCTACCTTTAGTTTTCCGCCTAGCACAATAGTAGCTAACAGCGTAGTAGTAGCCCCGGCAGACCCGTACCTCACGCCTAGCAATAATAAGCAAGCGACTATAGCGCCTATGGCTAATTTCAAAATTATTATGACCGTGCCTATGTTTTCTAATGAAGGCAACCTACAAGGCATAGAAGATACGATAGTAGCCGTGTTTAATAAATTGGCCGCTAGCAGTATTGTATTTAACGTTACCGCTGTAACTGCACCTAGCGTTTTAACGCTGCCAAGCGGTGACTTACTTACAAGTGATTTACAAATATCCGTACTAACGAGCTGGAGCTAAAATGGCACTAACAGATGAAGAAAAAGCGTTTTTAATCAAAATAGGCCAAGAATTGCCTAAAGAGGTTAAAGATACAAAGCAAAAAGCAACAGAAACACCGACAACAGAAAACGAGGCATAACCAATGGCAATTTTTCTTTCTAACGGCGTAGAAGTTACGCTGAACGGCGTGGTGCTATCAGACCACGTTACTAGCGCAACTATTAACCGTAGCTTTGATGAGCTAGAGGTAACAGCTATGGGCGATACCGCACATAAGTTTGTTAAAGGTTTAGAGGCCAGCACTATTACGCTTGATTTTCTTAATGATAATGCCGCTAGCGGTGTAGGCGCGGTACGCGCTGCGTTGCAAGCTGCGTGGGGTACTACAGTAACTCTAATTTTAAGACAAACAAGCGCGGCTACTAGCACTACTAACCCGCTTTATACCACTACTGTACTTGTAAACAATACAACCGACATAAACGGCGCTGTGGGCGATATTGGAACACAGAGCATTACATTTACCTGTAACTCACCTATCGTTATCACAACAGCACCGTAAACTAAACAAAGGGGCACAAAATGGCAAAACTTAAAATAACAAGGGCAGACGGCAGCGTAACCGAGCATAAGATTACGCCCCGTATTGAGTACGCCTTTGAGCTGTATGCAAAGAAAGGTTTTCACAAAGCCTTTAGAGATGATGAAAAACAGAGTGACGTTTATTGGCTTGCTTGGGAGTGTTTACGCACAAGCGGGGAAGCCGTAAAAAGTTACGGGGCAGATTTTCTAGAAACCTTAGCTAAAGTTGAGGTACTAGATGATGACCCTTTGGAATAGTGGGGCGCGGTAGCTTTGGCTATCTAATCGCACAAGTGGCGGTAGAAACAGGCATAGCGCCCCAGTATTTATTAGATTTAGATGAAATTATGTTTAGTAATATATTAAAAGTTTTAACAGATAAAGCTAAGGCGGTGCAAGATGCCAACAGAGTTAAGAGGCGCTATTGAAGCGCGCAAAGCATTACGCAAGTTTACGCCAGAATTATCTAAAGAATTGCAAAAAGAAATGGTGGCTTTATTAAAACCTATAGTCACAGTTGCCCGCGGTTTTATACCTGCTACTGTTTTAAGCGGGTGGAGTAAGGCAGAGGCTAGCGATACTAAATATAGACAATTTCCAAGATTTGATGCAGCTGCCGCTAGGAGAGGCATAGGTTATAGGACAGCGCCTAGTAAAGTTAATAGAAACGGTTTTAGAGCTTTAGCGCGTATAGCTAACGTAAGCGCTGCCGGTGCTATTTATGAAACTTCCGGGCGGCTTAACCCACAAGGCAGACCACAAGGGCCTGTAGTAGACCGTTATATAAATGGCGTATACGACAAGACCACGGCAACCGGTAAACAATATTCTAAGAGCTTGAACCCTAACGCTGGTAAACAGTTTATAGATGCCCTAGATGCCACAGGTAAAATAGTAGATGCTAATAATCAAACAGGCGCGGGGCGTAGGTCTAGAAAGATGAGAGGCCGGGCTATCTATAGAGCGTGGGCTGAGGACGGCGGCAAGACTAACGCAGCTGTAATTAAAGCTATAGAAAAAACCAAAATTATATTTAATAATAATTTTAAGTCGGTGGCATAATGGCTGTAGACCCACAAGTAGTAGTAAATATAGCCTCTGAGTTTACAGGCAAAAAAGCGTTTACACAGGCAGAAACAGCAACTACTAAACTTAGTAAAACTACAAAAAACTTAGGCAAAACTTTAGCAAAAACTTTTAGTGTAGCTGCTGTTTTAGCGTTTGGTAGAGCAGTAGCTAGGGCGTTTAGTGATGCACAAAAAGAGGCTGCATTATTAGCCAATAGTTTAGACTCAATAAACCTAGCGTTTGCTGCACCGTTTATAGGACAATTTATAGACAAACTAGCTTTAGCTACAGGCAAGGCAGGCGGCGATTTAACTAATGCGTTTATAAAATTATCACAAGCTACAGGTGATGCAACTACAGCACAAAAATTATTACAGACAGCCTTAGACATAAGCGGAGCTACAGGCAAAGATTTACAAAGCGTAAGCGTAGCTTTAGGTAAAGCATTTCAAGGTGAAACTACAGCGTTAGCAAAATTAGGCATAGGTTATACAACAGCAGAATTACAAGGCGTAAAGTTTGATGAATTATTAAAATTACTAAATAGTAGGTTTGGCGGCGCAGCTGCTAAAGCTGCCGACACTTATGCAGGTAAGTTAGCAAGAATAGGACAAGCGGCAGATTTAGCTAAAGAAAAAATAGGTGAAGGTTTTGTAGATGGGCTTGAAGAGTCAGGCGTTAGCGTTGAAGAGTTTCAAGAAGCAATAATAAACTTGGGTACAAATATAGGCAGAGCTTTAGGTAAAATTACAGCGTTTGCAGGTAAAATAGGTGAAGAGTTTGATAAATTAAAAGATAATCCAGTAATTGCTTTAATGTTAAAAATCTCAGAAACTATAGGAGCATTAAGAGGCTTAAAAACTCTCGGCGGTTTATTTGATTCTGGCCCAGCTGATGACCCTGCAAAAATACGCTCTGCTGCACGTCTTAGACGTCAAATCTATAGACAAGAACAAGAAAATCTTAAAAAAAATCTAACATTAACAAAGGCATTAACTAAAGAAAAGAAAGACCAATTAGCCTTAGATAAGGCTGCCCTAGCTTTAGGCAAGGGTGAAGGTATATTTGACCTAGATAAAATACAGGTACAGGCAGCGTTATTAGCTAAGCAAGATGAAATAAACAGGCTAGGCGTAAATGCTACAGACCAGCAAAAACTACAGCTAGCTAATGACCTAACACGCCTATCTATTAAGAAAACTATGGCAGAGCTTGAAGAAGCTATAGCCGCCAAAGATGTAGAGGCTGCTACACGCCTTGCTAAGAAACTTAATTTAGACTTAGCAATACTAGGCGCTTTGCAGGGGCAAGAGTTTAAGTTACAAGACATAAATGATATTTTAGAAAAGTTTAAGCCTAAACAGCTTATAGATTTAGATAACTTAAATGAAGCATTATTATTACTTGGTAAAATGGCAGGCTTAAAAATAAACCCTAATTTAGGCGCTACACCTATTACACCTATTACACCGATTACACCTATTACACCTATTACTCCTAATGTACCGGCTAAAGTGCCTGCTACTAATGTGGCTGGACAGATAGCAACACTAACTAACTTACGAGCTGCTACTAGCACAGGTACGGGTATTAACTTTTTATTAAAAGAGCAAATAGATACGCTTACAGATGCTATGAGTACTAACGCCCTAAATGCGCTAGGTGATGAACAAGCAAGGCTAAGAGCTATGGGCATATTTGATACACCGGGTATAGGCGCGGGCTCTACTTTTGACCCTGCCCGTTTCCGTATGGCAGATAACATAACGGTAAACGTAAATGCAGGTGTAGTAGGTAGTGAGGACACAATAAGCCTAGCCGTACAAAGAGCTATATTAGACCTAGAGCGTAAGGGCGACCCGTTGCGTTACACCGGTGGGCTATGACCCTGCCAATAATAAACGCTATTATTAACTTTAGTACTGGCCCTAGCTTTGCTCAAGCTATGATTTTAGGTGAGGGTATATTAGATACAAATATATTAAGCGATAGCGCGGCAGTAATTGTAGACGTGTCGGACGTAGTGGACTCAATACAAACCAATAGAGGCCGTAACCCACAGGCTGACCAATTTCAAACAGGTACGCTAACTATGCGTATCGTAGACCAAAACGGCAATTTTAACCCACAAAATCCTAGCGGCAGTTTTTTTGGCTTGCTTGACCCTATGCGTAAAGTAGCTATATCGGCTACTTACAACAGCGTTACTTACCCTATTTTCAGCGGTTTCATTACTAGCTATAACACTACTACGCCTAAAAATGCGTTAGACGTTGTTTATACCACAATAACGGCGGTAGATGCGTTTAGACTTGCTCAAAATGCACAAATAGCTACAGTTACAGGGGCTACCGCGGGCGACTTATCCGGCACACGCATTAACCAGATTTTAGACCAGATAGGTTGGCCTACCTCTATGCGTGATGTAGACGCTGGGCTAACTACTTTGCAGGCAGACCCCGGCACAGCCCGTACCAGCTTGGCAGCTATGCAGACGGTTACCCTAAGTGAGTACGGGGCGCTTTATGTAGATGCTACCGGTAGCTTTGTATTTCAAGATAGGCAAGTTACTACAGCTAGCATAGGTGGCACACCTACCGTGTTTAACGATAACGGCACAAATATAGGTTACTTTGATGCCTTATGGCGCTTAGATGATACGTTGGTATTTAACGCGGCTAGCATCACCCGTACAGGCGGTACTACACAGCTAGCGATAGACCAAGCTAGCATAGATAAGTATTTTACCCATAGCTATAACCAACAAAATCTACTAATGCAAACAGATGCCGCGGCCCTAGATTACGCTCAAGCCTATGTAGCAAGCCGTAAAGAAACCTCTATTAGATGTGATGCCATTACCTTAGATTTATACACAGATAACTATAATGCCGGCATAATCGCCGCCCTAGATTTAGATTTTTTTGACCCTATAACTATTACTACAAACCAACCGGGCTCATCTACTTTAACTAAGACTTTACAGGTGTTTGGCGTAGCTATGGCAATTACGCCTAACAGTTGGAAAACGACACTAACCACACTAGAGCCGATAATAGACGGCTTTATACTAGACTCAAGCCTATACGGGGTGCTAGACACCGGCGTATTGGCCTATTAGGGGGAACAATGGCAGCGGGCTTAGGATTTAAAACTTTTACTACAGGTGAGGTTTTAACAGCCGCCGATGTAAACGGCTATTTAATGCAAGGTATATTAGTTTTTGCTAGTGAGGCTGCTAGAAACTCTGCAATAACTAGCCCACAAGAAGGCCAGTTTGCATTTACTAAAGACAATAACAGTTTATGGTATTACACAGGTAGCGCTTGGGTTGCTAGCGGTGCTACAGGTGATATAGAGGGCATAACCACAGGCACAGACTCAGGGTTATCAGGCGGCGTTACTAGCGGTACAGCTGTACTGAGATTAAAACTAGAGTTTGATGCAGAAACTGGCACTACATATACCCTATTAGCAGCTAACCTTAATCAGCTAGTTACGCTTAACAATGCCAGCGCAATAACTTTAACTGTGCCGCCATCTGTATTTAGCGCAGGTGATGTAATAAATATAGCTCAAATTGGCGCAGGGCAAGTAACTTTATCGCAAGGCGCAGGGGTAACTATTAACTCAACAGGTGCAACAGCAACAGCACCTAAACTACGCGCTAGATATTCTGCCGCATCTATTATTTGCACCGCATCAAATACATTTTTGGTAGTTGGAGATATAGCGTAATGAGTTTACTCGGAATTATTGCTAGTCAAAATTATGTTAGAGACCCATTTTCAGGCGGCACTTTATTTACAAGTGGTGGCTTTAATTATAGGGTTTTTACTGGTAACGGCACATTAAGTGTATCATCAACAAAAAATGCTGATATTTTAGTAGTCGCAGGCGGCGGTGGCTCACGCGGTAGTTATTATTCTGGCGGTAGCGGCGCAGGTGGCTTGCTTGATTTTAGTTCTCAAAGTTTAACAGCAGGTGATTATACAGTTACTGTTGGCGGTGGCGGTGCGGCCAACTCTAATGGTAGTGATTCACAATTTGGAGCTTTAACTTTAGTCAAGGGCGGCGGTGTTGGTGGGCCAGGTGAAACCGCAGGGTCAAATGGTGGTTCAGGCGGCGGTGGCGGCGGTGGAGATGGCGTAACTTTTAGCGGCGGAACTGCGCAGTCAGGACAAGGTAATGCAGGCGGTAATGGTTTCAACCAATTTAGCAACAATGGTTCAGGCGGCGGTGGCGGTGGAAAAGGCGCAGCAGGTGGAAATGGTAGTAGTCGCACAGGTGGTGCTGGTGGTGTGGGTTCGTCTGCATTTTCTTCTTGGGGCGCGGCTACTGGTTATGGACAAAATGTAAGCGGAACTTATTATTTTGCAGGTGGCGGTGGCGGCACAGGTGGATTTCAAGAAACAGGAACAGCAGGAACTGGCGGTTCAGGCGGTGGTGGAAATGGTGGTGCTGCTCCAAATCAAACACAACCGCCGGGAGTAGCAGGTTCAGTTGGCACTATAAACACAGGCGGTGGCGCTGGTGGAAATGCCGCTTCTCCATCAACAGGCGGTAGCGGTATCGTCATTGTGAAGTATGCAGTATGAGTCATTGGGCAGAAATAGATAACGATAATAAAGTTTTAAGAGTATTAGTTGGCGACAACAATGACCCTGCTGGTGATGAAGGCTATCAATGGTTAATAGATAATCTAGGTGGCACTTGGATAAAGACTTCATACAATAACAATATCCGCAAGCAATACGCTGGAATTGGTTATAGTTATAACCCTGTGGCAGATGTATTTATTGCGCCACAGCCTTACGCATCTTGGTCGCTAGATGAGAATTTTGACTGGCAACCGCCTACACCTATGCCTACAGAGGGTATGTGGTATTGGAACGAGGTAGAACAGGTTTGGGTAGATGCTAACGAGCTATAACGGCTGGCCTGCCAGCAAAGACCCGGCAGAAATTGGCATAAAGAGTTACGCAGTACCCGGCACTAATAGAAAACTTAGATGCGCTGAGGCTGTAGCACCTTTGCTAGTAGGTTTTACCGCTGAGTTTCACGCGCTAATAGAGCCGATAGATGAGGGCGCTTTAGATGAGTGGGGTTACGCTTTCCGTATGGTACGCGGTACTACAGATAAATTAAGCTGCCATAGCAGCGGTACAGCTATAGACCTTAACGCGACCAAACACCCGCTAGCAGCTGTAGGCACTTTCCCGGCTGATAAAGTACCGATGATTAGAGCGCTAGCTAAAAAGTATGGCCTAACGTGGGGCGGGGATTACCGTAACCGTAAAGATGAAATGCACTTTGAAATAACGGTAAATGCTAAAAAAGCCGCTAAACTTATTGCAAAGTTAGGACAAGAAAATGCCGACTAGCGCGCAAGTAGTGGTAGGTACTGAGGCTGT